CACGTTTCCTTTTCAAATTCTTTGCTATGAAGCAATACTTAAAATCTATAACAGAAAAAGTAATTTCAAAATTTAAAAACCAATTCTCTTTTTCCATTTAAATTCTTTTTATCCATTTATTCTCCCTACCTGACAAAAGTCAGATTAAAACCCCTAATTTTATTAGGCAAAAAATATGCACCACTGATGACCACCTTCACCATTTTTATTTGTATAGTATTAAGACACATTACGTTACCGAAATTCTTTTCCTAACCCTGTATTACGCCTTACCAACGCTCATCGTACCTTACCTCACCCTTTAGAGTGAGATCGGCAGTTCACCTGTTTCAGAGTGATATTAGCTCAAAAGGCTAGTGTCATGCTGTCGGCATTTCTTCTTTAAGCCATGACCGGCGAGAACGCTGACGGGAACGGCGCTGGAAGTTATACAGGATCAAGTTAGCTAAAGAAGCTGCTGGTTCCCTATAACTGTCCCAAGTATACATTTAAATTTGATGGAGACCGAATCTCCGTCCCCCCCCCCCTCGCACACTCATCCGCGTATGTGACTCACATACGCAATGGTTACTTGGATATTTGGCCTCAGAAACCAAATTCGTGTATCGGATTTACGAACCTTTACATCATGTCCACGTCAGCGTACCACGTTCAACCCCAAGGCCTGACTTACCACCGCGTAGGCACACTCCACGCACCGGTACAATCGAACAACAGCCCCCGAAGAGAGTCCTTCACCTCTTCACAAGGGCGTTCCACCTTCTGATCCCTGATGTAAGTGATACATCCCGCAGGATACGGTTATATTCACTCCCATGTTTTCTTCTCATTAATACCGCCATGACAGACAACTATAACCATACTCACTCATCCCGCTGCTCTTCTCTTCCCGTTGATGAATGCCACCTCGGTGTTCCTTCGGGCTGGATCGACGATCCAGATGACGCGCCTATTGGCGCAAAGATTCCCCGTGCTAAACCAGATAAAGGTCGCAGACGCAAGCACGAGGACTTATATCTCCTTCATTTCCGCTCAATTGAAGGCGATAAAACCCCGTTTACTGGAGATCTCCACCATGATCTCGAGATTTTCCGCGTCCAACTCATTGATGTTGCTGGCTATCGACCTGGCCAGGATATCCTCGTCCCCGCTCCTATTCTTTCCGCTGTCGCTGAACGCTATGTGCGCGGCGGAGGATTCTATTCCTTCAATGCTGTCCTGCGAAATTTGGATTCCGCTACCTTCACTCCCGAATTTCACATGGACCATATGCTCAAATTGATTCGCGATTACACTCCTGACTTCCGCCTTCGCAAACTACGGAAGTACCTGTTCCAATTGTATATCAAGAATTTTCCCACTGCTTTTTCATGTATATCTAAGTTTACTAATACCTGGCGCTCAGACATGTTCAACTCTTTGTCCGACAAGATCAACCAAGCCGCCAAGGAAGTAGACCTCACTACACCACTTCAAAAAGCTATGGATAACCTCAACCCCGCTCCCTTTATGTCTAAAATCTCTGCTGGCACTCAAAAGCTAGTAGAAGACATAGATGTTTCCAAGCTCGCTACAAAATTCACTGATTCCATCACCGCTAAGATTCCTGACATGGGAAACAAACTCGGCCATTCAGCTGGCCAAGGCATTGTTTCCGGTGTTGTTGGAAAATTCAACGAACTTTTTAGCACATCTCTTACATCTATCCAGACTGCGTGGGCCAACCAACCCGCTATTGTAAAACGATTCATAATAATTGCTGGAGTTCTTTCCGTAATATCTCTCACCGCCTTTTTTGGCTATAAGCTTGTTATGTATTGTTTTCCCATAATGTTTGGCCCCACTTCCACTATCACCACCACCTCAGATGGAGGTGAAGAAATCCTCGAATCTTTTTCAAATTGGTTCGCTAATGTTTTCACTGACATTAAGTCCTTCACTCCCTTTTCTGGCTCATCTATGTTCGCAAGAATGAAAGATGCAATCACCATATTCACTTTCTTTGAAAAACTTTCTAACGCTGTCAAAGCTCTTCAAGTTATGATCACTTCCGTTGCTGATTGGGCTTGCACTAAAGTCACTGGATCCCCTTTCTTTGACTCAACTGCAAAGCTCCGTAACCTGTTTACCCGCATTGACAACCTTCTCACCTCTCTCGACCACGATTCCTATGTTACTCTCGAAGAACAAGAACAATTTTGTGATAACTATTCTGAATGCTCTGCTCTTGCAGACGGCATTTTTAAGTTAGACCCTACCCTTCACCTCAAAATGGTTTCTGTTCTCACTAACAAACAATCTTTGTACGACAAGTACCTTAAAAACACCAAAGCTGGAGAAACACGCCAAGAACCTGTCCTTTTATGGTTCCACGGCGCCCCCGGCGTCTCCAAGTCCAACTCTCTTGATGGTGTTTTTCAAGGTGTCTTCAATTGGCTCAAACGCAAGCATCCTGATGCGTTTGCTGACCTTAAAGAACCTATTTGGCGCTCCGGCCTTATAGGAACTCGTTCACTCGAAGACAAGTTTTGGAGCAATTACCAAGAAAATCCTTTCTTTTTAATGGACGACGTGTTCCAGATCACTGACCCACAGTCCATGGCTGCAGAAGCCTCTATACTTATTATGGCGAAACAACGCGCTCGTTTCCCTCTTACTTCTGCTGCAGTTTCCGATAAAGGAAAACTTTTCTTCAAGTCCAAAATTATTGCCTGTACATCTAACTATCCTGAATCCCTCTTTGCTACTGCTGTCCCTTCCATGCAGTGCGGCGGCGCTTTTCAGCGTCGTCGCGATTTTATCATTGAATTGACCAAGATCCCAAATGTTCCCGCTGGCCCAATCGGAACATTGCACCAATGGGATAATATCAATTTCAATGTTAAATATTGGGATTTTGCTACCGCCTCTCATCTTCCATTGTTTTCTAAGCCTGGATTACAAGGTCTTTCACATCTCATAGCTGCTGTTACTGACCGTTACATCGCTTACTATGAAACCCACAAACAAATGACCTCGTTTTCTATGGCCAATCACATGGATGAAATTATGTCTAATCTTGATCCGGAAACCACTCCCGCCCCACTCAAGATAAATAAGAAGCCCCTCATTCCTCCCGACGAAGCTCCTCTTATTGATTCTTGCGATGATTCTGATCAAGACGACGACATTATTCCCGTCTCTGTCCCTCCCATATCTTCCACTCTTCCTCCAACTATTGAACGTAGACCGGACCTTGAAGATGACCCCCCTCTCGTCCTTGACGATAAGTCTGTTCGAACTGACGAGTTGCCTCCCCCTCAACCTCCGTCAATGCTTGATTTCTTCCATCAGGCAGTCCGCTCAATACGTGAAAAACTTGACGCAGTGAAAGACGACCCTGCTCTTACTTACACTGTCGATGACGTCAAAGATCACTTTCCGAAAGGAAAAGTAGATTTAGACGCCACGTTTGAAGATGCTGAAGATGGAGCTGACCCTCCGCCTGACGACCCACCTCCCTCCCCCTCACTATCCACATCCACTCCGCCACCCAATGATCCCTCGCTCGAGGCAGCTCTCAAAAAGCTGGCCGAAACCAAGGCTACAACTGACACTAGTGACATGTTTTCCGTTATGTACACTCACGCTAAAGGTTTAGCCGCTCGCGTTGGCATACCTGGCGTATGGAAATTGCCTCTTGTACACTTCACCCGACCACACCCTCCTCCTCGATTTTACCAATGGGCTGCTTACGTAGCTCAGTATAATGCATTACTCCCTGCCGGCGCTCCACGCGTCACTCATGCACCCGGACAACAAGCCCCTGTTATCCCCGGAGTAAATCTCATCACTATACAAGAACTTGGTCATAATCTAGGACTCGAAGTTACTGAAACTGTACACTTTCACCACTTTTTACGCAAAAATCACTTCATTCATAGTCTCATTCCGAATCACCCCTCGATCATTTTAGCTTTATCAGTAGACATTCTTTCACGCAATTGTCCTAATGATGATTACTTAAATGATTATGATGCCTACCACGTTATGCGCTCCACCCCGTTCCATCATTTTGCTATTACCACCGGGATTATCCCAGATGATCTTCCCGTTATGTTAGACCACTTCTATGTTGAATGTGCTGGATGCCTCCATATGGGCATCGTTGAATCACTTTGTGATTATGTTCGACGAACAGTTGGAGGAGCTATCCCCCCAGTCCCCAGCTTTCCCGAGTACCCTCGTGATGCCCATTCAAATTGGTGGTGGATAGCTGATGTTGTGCTTTGTTTTGTTTTCTATATGACAGTATGGATTGTAATTCTCGAACTTGTTTTCGGAGCCATTCGATTATGCGTCTATAGCCTTAGGGCTTTAGGCGTTCTCTCTCCTGAACAAGCAGAATTCTTCTCCGATTCCGGCGATGTCGAGCTCACTAATCGACAAACAGCAGTGGCCGCTCATATTCGCAAGAATACTCGTCCTCCCACCACTGCCGTTAGCAATTCTAACACAACTACTACCACCTCCGATCACTCCACTGATATTAATAAGGCTGCTCACCGTCTAATGTCCAATTTATATCTTGTTGATTTTAACAAGCCCACCCCGGATGGAATGGCAACTACTTCGAATTTCTGCTATTTCCTAGGGCCCAACATGATGCTCCTCCCCCGACATTATCTCGCTAAAGCTCCCTTTGCCTCTATTACTATCTATCCCACTTACAAGCCCGGAAACACCGAACTTGAAACAATTTCCTGGAAAGATATCGTACACCTAGACTCTACTGCTCACCCCATAGCTAAGAAATTAGCTAGACGAGATCTTACTGTGCTTTACGTTCCAGGACTACGTTTCATGAAGAAAGACCTTTTCCGCATGCTACCTCGTGAGCTTGATTTAGGCCAATTTCAAAACTACCATGGCGTTGAACGCCTCGGTTTTGATTGCACTCAAGGCCCTCTTACCATCTCACGAACCTCCACTGCCGCTTCACCCAAGCTATTTGGTCTCACACAAGACAAAATAGTTACCACTACCACAATTGGAGTTAACATTTATGATTATTTCCGTGTTCGTGGAATCACTGGAGGCCCTGGTGTGTGCATGTCCCCATATGTACCGCTTAACCCCTCCAACGATTTCAAGATCATGGGATTTCATGTTGCCTCTGACAATCCTTCCGTTTCATCAGTATTTTCTCCGTTCACTAGAGAAGATTACATTGAATGTAATGAGGCTTTTAAACCATCCGTATCTGACATCATCTCCTATGTTCCAATAGAAGATGAAGTCGGGTATCAAAGTGACACAGCTCCTGTGCGTTTCACCGAAACACTTGATACCTACCTTGATATGAAAGTCCACTACACTATCGATCGGAAAGCGTCTATGTCCCCCAAGACGTCTCTGATTGAAACGATTGTCTCCAAAGGCATTCCTTCCCACCCCCCTCCTTTTCCTCCTGATGACGCCCCAGCTGCCCTCACAGCACGCGCCAAAGAATTGTCCCTTCGTAAATTGCAAGGAAAAGTCCTGTATTATGATAGTACTGTGTTTTCCGACGACCGCGTATTTGAAGGTTCGTTCCCTCCTCACCTCACCAAGGACTTCTGCATCCGCTTTATGTCCCTCGAACAGACCATCAATGGCATCAAAGCCACTCGTCTACACAGCACTGATCTCACCAAAGCATCAGGCTTTCCCTATAATTTATTTTCCATTTCTAAAAAGTCTCTCATCAAGCGAGACCACTCCGTTTCCAACATTTGTGTCCCTTCCTGGTATAACGACCCAAGTTTACCATCTTCAGTTCCTCCCACTAGCTTCTTTTCGGATCGCAATGAAAAAGGTCTATGGGTTCATCCTGAAGTACAACGACACTTTTATTGGTTCCATCATTGGTCCCGACTTGGGATGACCCCCCT